TAAATCACCAACGACATTTAATCCAGAATTAAAAGTTGATGCTCCTGATGATGGAATAACTAAATCTGCTGACGCTCCTGTTTGTAAAATTAGACTTCCACCTGACTCGTATATAAAGCTATTATCGGTAGTACCAATTGTCAAGATATCTGTGATTTTAGCCGTACCTGTTACTTGTAGCTGCTGACCACTATTTGCAGAATTTCCAATTAATAAGTGTCCATTTAAAAAAGTATATGTGAAACTGCTTGAAACTCTTTGCACAGTAAAGCCATTACTAACGCCTGTCATACCTGCTCTAAATATGTCAGAATTTGCAGATGATGAGGCTAATAAATCAAGATTATAAACTGGACTTGCCGTACCAATTCCAAGTCTGTCGTTTGTAGCATCCCAAAATAAACTGGACTCTCCTGTTATGCTACTTGTTCCGTTAAAGTAGGCTATTTGTCCGCTTGTGCCTGACCCGCTAACATAGATTGTCGAATCCAAGCTACCATCGCCCTTAACAAACTGCGAAGATGTGCCACCTAAAACTTGCGCTTTGGTCTTGTTTTCCCATAATCCGCCAGCTTGCAGCTGCAATAATTGACCAGTTGTTGGCGTTGTAATTTTAACCCCTTCGTCCGTGTTTATATTAGAGCCATAAGTTGTACGAACTAAAATAGTACCGTTATTTTTTGAGTTAATTGCAGCAGCAATAAGGACGATGTTATTAGGGGCAACTGGAGCCGTTGTTTGAAAACCTCCAGCAACAGTTGTACTTGCGTAAAGCAAAGCGCCAGCAGTATAACTGCTCGTATTAATACCATCTAATTCGCCAAAGTGCATTACTTGACCAAATGCCCCATTGGCAATTGTCTCCGCAGTAACTCCCATAAAGTAGTTGCTAGGGTAAGTTCCGTTTGCCAAGAATGGAGCAATTTTTAAATGACCGCTTGCGCCGTCTGTTCCGTCAAATCTTACAGAGGTGCCTTTTGGAATGCTTGAGCCAGTTGAGTTTTTGACATAAAAAAAAGTGTCTTGCCCAATGTGTTGTAAAACGCCATTCATTATGAGCGCAGCCGTGCTTCTTGATGAGTCCCAATAAACTAATCCTTGCTCATCGGGAACGCTAACAACTGACGTGTCAAAACGAATATACCCAGCACGTAATCCTTGCGCCCCTAAATCAACAGTAGTAACGGCTCCAATATAAGGAACAAAACCACCGCTTGAGTTTTCCCATTTACTTGTAGTCGAATTGTAAACTAAAACTTGACCATTGCTAGGCGAAACAATCGAAACGTCATTTAAATCGTTAAGGTCCAAGTTGCCTTGGTCGGTGTTTTCCCATTTGCCACTAACCGAATCGTAACGCAATATTTGCCCGTTAGTTAAACTGCTAATTGCTACGTCGTTTAATTCATCTAAATTTTCAGGTAAACCGCTTAAAAACGTTGCCTTTGTGGTCTGTTTGTTTAGTCCGTTTTGCCAAATTAATACAATGTCATTATCGCCAACGGTTGACGCAATTGGGAAATCTATGAACCTTCTATTTGCCATTATGAAATTGGATAAACGTATGCAGTAGGTACTTGCCCAAAGGTAATTCTTGCAACTCGACTTGCCAAGTCATACTCCCAACCAATTACTTGCAATCGGACAGTTGTGTAGCCTGTATAATTTAGGCTAGCAGTCAAAAAGCCAAACGCTGAAGCAGTCCCTTTGCGTCTAAATGACCCCTCTAATCGGTAACTTAAAGCGTTGTAAATGCTTAACACATTTCTAGCATAGCAGTCTCGCAAAGTAGGTGAATAACCTCCCAAAAGCGCTTGGTTTTCAAACGAAAGATTTGTTTGAGTGTAGGTTATCGACCCGTTTGCATTGATTTGAAAAAGGAAAGTTGACGTTTGGTAATTGTTGCCGTTCGCATCTTTTAAAAAGACTTGAATTTGCACATTTGCCTCGCCTGTATAATCATAATCATCAAGCGTAATCGTTACATTTCTTTGAGTGCTAGAAATTGTTGTAACAGTAACATTTAGTTCAGCGCTTGGAGGTGGAGGATTGCCCGATAAGCTGCTTACCAAAATAAAAACAGAATCAATTGTAAAGCCACTTGACGCCACAAATTGACGCTGATAACCTCCTGTAACTGTACCGCCTGAGAAACTTAAAGTATTGCTTCCTAAAGTGTCTGTCAATCGGTTTACTTGAGTTACTGCGCCGCTTGGCACTTGAATAATATTTGGAGTTGATGCCAAAGACTTTTCAACAAACACAATGGCTGGTAAATCGCCAATTTTAAGCCAATTCTTTGATGCAGTAATACAAAGGTCGCTAAACCTTAAAGTGTCGTCTCGTAAACTTGTGTATGCCCTAGCAGTTTCGTAAATCTTTTTTACCTCTGTTGGATTTCTTTTACCTTCAAAAGTTGACAATATTTTTGCGCTTGTAACTACTGCGCTGCCAGTCTCGCCAAAGTATTTTAATTCGATTGACAAAAAGCCAGCCGTTGGCAATACAAAGCTTGTAAGTTTGAACTTACGTGTATCATCATCTTTAGTTGAATAAAAAACAAATGTATTATAAGTTTCGCTCCAGTCTAGCAATGAAAAACTGCCAACAATGGTTGTCCCTAAATACCTTGTGGTTGCGCTGGAATCTACGTGCTTAACGGCAATTGCCAAACCACTTGCTAAAGTAGAGTAATTAATATCAACCTCTAACTCAAGGCTTAAACCAGCAAAGTCCAAGAATACTGGCTTTGATGTAATTGGCTGGTCTGTCTCCTCCCCATTTGCCATAAATCGAATGTCCCAGCTAACTCCTTCTTCGTCATTATATCCAGTTTGTGACGGAATATTATTTGGAAAAATCTGTATTACTGGGGTGTCGGGGTCAGGTGTTATTTCCCAATCAAAAGGCTTGTAAGGTCCCTCCAAAAACCAGCTTGCCTCGTTAAATTGTTCTCCATTCGCAATTATAGATTGTCCCAAATCGCCTTGGGTAATCGTTAGCTTTTTAATAGGTCTTTGGTATTGCAAAAGCTGGTCGCCACCAACTGGAATCCAAGTTGTGCCACCGCCTGTTTGGTCACCAATAACATCCAATGAACTTGTTTCGGTTGAACTACTTATAACGGCTCCAGTTGAGTAGCTATGCACATAAAGAATTGTGGTATTTATATTCCTTCCAATTGGTCTTTGTACTCTCCATCTGTTATTTCGCTGAAATAGCACCCAACCAAAAGTTCGGCAAATTTCCAATAAGAAATCGTAAGCGTTTAAACCTAGTTCAGTAAAGGTCCCCTCTTGTACAAGCAAATTCTCGCCTTCTGCTTGGTCAAAAATACTTTTTGTGTTGTCCATTACCAACCCCTCGTAAAGGTCGTTAGACACCTCTAAATTAAGTTCTAGGTTAAGCCTATTTAACTGCTCCAAAAACAAATCGCCTAAATCAGTGTCGACAGATGGTCCCTCCAAAGCAACCTCTTTAAGTTGTGCAAGTCCATCGGTTGCGGTAATAACGACTGGGTAAGGAGGGTCTTGGAATGGCTCGCCTGTAATGTCGTTTAACAAGTAGCCTTTAAATACAACATTTCCAGCAAACTCGTGAACAACTAAAAACTCCCTATCTGAATAGCTAAAGAAATTCCTAAAATCTGTTGTTTCAGTTGAGTAAAAGCTAATTGTTAAGGTGCTTGACATAATCGGCGAAATTATATCCTCATTATCCTCTCGCTCGTATTTGTGTACTGCTGGAAAGTCCGTAGCAATCAACTCGGTTGATGAGCCAACAAAACCATCTTGATAAATGCTTACAAGGTTTGCGTTGTTGTCAATGTCCCTAAATGGAATGGTATATTTTAAGCCGTATGCCATTAGAATTTGCGTTGTCTTGTTTTGTTTGCTCTGTTTAATGTGCCAACTAGGTTGTCACCGCTAATGCTAAAGGTAACATTTCCGCCCATCATATTTTGCAATTTGCTTAAAGGTGCAATTACTTCGGGATTTGTGCGTGCGCCTGTGTATTCACCAACTAGCGCTGGAGTTGGTCCTGAAACAATGCCTCCGTTTGCAAAAGGAGTAAGTCCGCCAATGCCCATTGATTTACCGCCTTTTAACAAAGCACCAAAACCGCTTTTTGCTCCAGCTGATTTACCAGCTGCCATAACTGCACCGCCTGTTAAAATATTTAGAGTTATAGCCGCCGCAATTGCTGCCGCAAATCTTATTACCATTTGTTTTAGCGCATCGAAAATGCCTTGAAAAGATATTTTACCAGTCTCGGCTAAAGTTGATAAGGTTTGCCCAAACATATCGCCAACAAATAAAGCTGCATTCATGTTTTGAGCAACCAATTGAGTTTCGTAAGCCATTAGTTTTTGAGCCTCTGCTGCTGCGTTTAAACGTGTTATGGCATCCTCAGGAATTACAATGCTTGGCATTGTCAAAGCAATCTGCTTATTCATTGCCAGAATGCTTGCTGATGCGCTTTGAACCATTTGCAAGCGTTCAGGACTCATTTGCTTAGTTACATCAGTAGGCTCACCGCTAAATGCATTTCTTTGACCTACATTTTTAAGCGTTGCATTTTGAGTTTTAATAAACTCTTCAGCTTCTTTGCGTAGTTGCTTAATTCTTTCCTCGTGAGCCTTTTGCCTTGCTTTAGCTTGTTTTTCAACCTCAGCGGTGTTTATTTTAGTTTGTTGTGTTGTTGTTGCCGTTGCAGTTGCAAGCAAATCCTCTGAAGCTGCTTGCTCCTTTCTTATTTTTACATACGTTTGATAAAGCGCCTTTGAATCCTCAAGCGTATGACCCAAACGAATCATTTCGTTAAGGAATTTGGTTTGGCTTTCTCCACTTATTAAAGTAGAAAGACTAAGACTATCGAACTCAGCAGCCGCATCCTTAACAGTTCTTGTTAAATCGTCGGTTGAATCGTTTACTTTTAATAAATACGTTCTTGCTTCGTCGCTGGATTCTGCAATAGTTTTAAATGGATTCATTAACTCAATAATTTCTCCCAAATTTCTAAGGGAAGAAATCACGTTGTTAAGGTCTTTTACAAACCAGTTAATAAAGCCGCTAGATGAGTCACCAATGTTTTTAAATAGTTGGGTAATGTTATCCTCTAGGTTAGAAATTGCACCGCCAGTAGTTGCCGCAATAGCCTCCATTGAACCCGAAACACCTTCAAGGTTTCCAAGGCTCAAAATATATTCTTGGATTGCCTTGTCAGACTTTTGAACCTCAGTAGTTATTCCTTTAAAGGTAAATTGCACAACATCACCTTGAGCGGAAGCCTTTACTCCAAACTCTTTTAATCTTTCAAACTCTCCTGTTTGTGCGTCAAGTATTGCCTCTGTTAATTGGTCAAAAGATTTACCAACTGAGGAGGCTAAGTCACCCATTTTACGCATTTGCTCCATCGTTGGAACAAATCCTCTGTTGGCTAATTTTACAAATGAATCTGTTAATTCATTTACTTGAAAAGGAGTTTTTGCAGCAAAGTCAACAATTTGGTCCATTGCTGCTTTTGCAGCTGAGTTACTACCTAAAGCGGTAGTAAGTACCGCCTCCATCTTTTGAAACTCAACAGTAGTATTAAGAATCGCTTTGCCAAAATTTATTAATTGGTCAACCGCAAAAACACCAGCCAATGTTGCTCCAACCTCGGAAAAGGTTGAGGACATTTTTTTTGTTGACTGAATCGTTTGCTTATTTGATTTGTCAATTGACGAATTAACTGAGTTGACCTCTGACTTTAGGTCAGCCATTGCCTTGTTAAATTCTTTTAACTGGGCGACAATGTCAACATTTAATTTTGCGCTCATTTTATGGTCTTGGTTACTGTGTCAAAATTGGCTTCTTCTTCAAATTTAAGGTTTTGCCATTGTAGTCCAATTTGGTACGCTCTCTGCTTCTCTTCTTCAGTCGGAATCACAACTGGCTTGGCATCTAACAATGGAATTTTCCAGTACTTGTCAGGCTTTCTAATTAGGTCAGATTTCTTGGTAACGTTTACATTGTTAAGTTGCACCCAAATCGTTCTAAATAAATTCTCCTCTTTGCTTTGTCGCATAGCATAACCATAGGCAATTGATTGATACTCGGCAAACGACATAAAATAAAAGGAGTCAGGTGCAATACCTAACTCCCCAATGGCGTAATGGCAAACGTCTCTAAATGTTATTTTTTTTTTGACTCTCCAGCGTCTCCACTTGGATACTCCACTTTTGTAATTGCACTTATGCCTTGCATGATAACGACAACCACCTTTCCAATTTCGTCTGTTGGGTTTGTGTCTACCCAATCAATAATATCCACAAGTTCCAAAGTAAATTCTTTGTCGTGGTAAAGCGCATCGACATACAAAGCCGCATAAATAAACTTTGCAATTGCCTTGATTTGACCAACGCCTGTCTTTGTTAGCGCCTCAATTGTTTCTTGGACATCATATCCAAGACCTTCGCTAAAATGCAACAAAGCACCCATACCAAATTTAACGGTATAGGTGCTGCCATTAATTGTAATTATTGTTCTGCCTGTGTGATTCATAGGCGAAATATAATACTAATTAAGTTGATGCTGGTACTACGGTCGCCTTTAGTAAAGGACCTTTTCCAGTAAATTCTACGGAGTAAGTTACTGCTGCTTCCATTTCTGCACTTACAGAGATAGAGGCAACAGATGCGTTTCCGTAAAATACAAGGTCGCCAGTTACGTTGGTGGTAAATTTAAGAGCCACAACAGTACGACCGCTTAGTAGCGTATAAATGTCGCCAATGTTGTTTGTATCGTCAAATGCAACCAATCCGTCAGTAGAAACAGACCAATCACGAAGACCAGCGATATGGTCCGCCCATCCGCCATCGTCTTTGCAAGTTGCATCTGCAAGGTCAACGTTTACAGATAGTTCAGAGGAGGTAGCGCAACCAATCATAACGTTGTCAAGGTAAACGTTAAGAAGCGTGCCGTTAAATTTGCCAGTAGTAGCCATATTTTTATGAGGTTAATTCGATTTTTTTTTTAAAAATAAAAGGACTTATAAAAAATGCAAGACAATAAATTTTAAGTATAAACCAAAAAGTTGCCGTCTTGGTCAATAATAATCTCAAATAATTCGTCAACAATAAATCTTTCCGCTGGTAAAATGGTTGGATAAAGTCCTCCAACACCTTTAAAACTTACTGAAATGCTTGCAGCTTGCTCCATTGGTGCTGATTGGCTAATTGATTCAATCGTTGCCAATCCAATAAACGTTAAATTATCCTCTTGCCCAGCTGACAAATAAACTCGCTCACGATTAATATAAGCGGTGTAAAGGTCGCCATAAGAATAACCTTCTTGAATAAAAAGTGAGTCGCTTGATAACGACCAAGACCCAAGCTTGGAAATATGGTCTGCAAAAAATCCTGACTCGTTGCTTGTCTTGTCCAGCTGGCTCATTTCAGCAGACAAATTGTAAGCCGTAGACTTAGCAATTCTAGCTAAACCAACAGAAACAAATAAAGCGGAGCCGTTAACCTTACCCATCAATCCAATTTTCAATAGTCATGATTTCCCGATGCACAATATTTGTGTCGGTAATGCTCGATAGGCTAGTTTGCTGAACAAGTTTAGCTGTTACAATTTTGCCAACTTCTAGTGCTAAATAGTTTTCAGGATATAGGCAAACAATTTGCAAAATCGAGTCAGCTATTGTGTCGGCATCAAATCTTCCGTAAGGCGCAATTCCTGCCGTTACAACGTCCAAAGTTATCGTGGTGATGTAGTTATATTCTTGGTTGTCTTTATCGTCTTCTTGGGTCTGATTTGTAATAAGAATGTACGGAAAATTGGCATTGTCAGGAGCAAAGGTATCGTAGCAAAGAACTGGCGCACCTTTGTAGGTTATCGTGCCATTTAAAGCTGACCAGTAAGCCTTGCGTACAAACTTTTTAATATTTCTCATTGTTTCTTTTTCAATAATGTAGTTAAAGTTTTCTCAATTCTTTTAGGCAATTCTCTTCTTTGCTTAAAAACTGCTGGGTAAAAGAATGGGTCAGCATCAAAGTTTCTTTTGCGTCCAGTTGTGCCTTTAAATTGCTTTGCAAAAGTTTTTAATTCCGTTGGCACTAAAACACCACCACCAGTTCCAAACTCAATATAAGGCGCATAAAAGGCTCCTACCTCGACGCCTCCAGTCACTTCGTTTTTTGTAACTTTAATTGGAGTTGACTGAATGCTTTGCTTTAGCGCTCCAAATTGAACTCTAACCTCTGAAACTGCCTCTGACTCAATTGCAAGCATGGAATCCTCCACCTCTGCACGTACAAAGTCAGCAACGTCTCCCTCTAAATCTTTTAAATACTTATAAAAAGCGTTAAGGCTTTTCTTGTCAAAGTTGATGCTTACCATTAATCCCTCTCTTTAGCAATTAACTTAATCATTCTGTCATATTCCAAAACGTCAATAATAGAGTCAATGATTAGCGTTTTGCCGTTGTAAAGTATATGCATTGATTTGGTGATTGTCACCAAAGGATTATCTCGGATAATTATCTCCCATTGGTTTTTAATAACCATTTGGTCCTCGCTATTTATGCGTGCGCCATTTACGTTAGTAACCTTTGCCCAGCAAGTATAACTAACGCCCATTGAGGAATAGTAACCGCCAAATCCGTCACCAAATAAATTTGGGTTTAGGAATTGTATGCGCTCCCGTAAATCGCCAGCTTTAACCTCTTTGTTAGTCCTCATGCACCAAACCAGTTGTAAGTTTTATAAGGCATCAACAATGCTTTTACTCCCAAAGGAGAAGGTATTGCTTGCAAGTCGCTAAAGTCTTCTCTGCGTTCGTAAAGCGTGTTTACCATCATTTTAACGGCAAGCTTTATGTCTTCAGGAACTGTTGTAAAGCCAGCAGTATAAACCATTTTAAATTTAAACGATTGAGGACCGCTAGTAATTGCAATTTTTGGGAACAAGCCTACATTTAATTGGTATTGTAAAGCAGTCTCTGCCCCATTTTGGTCAACAGTCACCACCTTGGAAACATCTGTTGACGAGACCAAAGGTCCGTAAGGCAACTGCCATTGGTATGGAAAAGAAAAGGATTCAACAGTTACTGTCTTGCGAATAATTGCTTTGCCCATAAATGCCTCGCAATGTAGTCGAGCCACCTTTATTAGGCTGCTTATTAAAGTGTCCTCAAAGGTTGAGTCAATCCTTGCGTATTCTTTTGCCTCAGTTAAACTAATTGGCTCGATTGCTGGAATCTCGTCCTCTAATTGGACAGAATAGCCAGTAAATGAAAGGTTGCTAGGCGTGTATAATAAATCACTCATCGTATGGTTTCTTTGCTTTGTCAACGATAAAATTAAAGAATCTTTCCAACTCTTGGTCTTGGTATTTCAACCGCTCCTCTGCAAGGTTTCGCATAATGTTTTGGTGAAAGTCATAAAGTATTTCATCTGTCATTAACTCCTCAATCTTTGCAGCCATTCCGTCGATGTCTTCACGTTGAAAATACAATCCAGCAGAACCAAGGCATTCCTTTAGTCCGTCAGTAGGCGTGCAAATAACTGGCAGTCTATTAATAGCCGCCTCTAAGCCTACACGTCCGTAAGACTCGTAAGATGATGGCACAAGTACAATGTTTGTTTTGCCGTAAATTAAATGCACGTCAGGAGTTTGCGCAACGTACTTTAGATTTTTTAAAGTGTCGTCCATGATTTGCTCGCCGTAGCTTCCAAGCACTCCAAGAAATTTAAACTTTGGCAATCTCTTGGCAAGGTCAATTAAAATTTGCCCTCCTTTGTTTTCGTTGCAGTTAATTAGCGTAATGTATTGACCATGCTTTCGGTTGTACTTTACGTCCTCTGGAAAAATAGGAGGCTTGCAAACAATAGAGGCATTTGGGTAAGCACCGTTATCTAAATTCTTTTCGTTTGCCTTATTGTTGTAAACAACGTGAATGTTTTGCTGCTTAAACCTTACATTTCTGTAATCAGAGTCGTTGTGACTTAAAAAAATCAATTGCTTTTTAAACCTCATGCACCAATTAATCGCAACGCCTGTATTATCTAAATGGGTAAATACAACGCTTGCATTTTGTAAGGCAAGAAAAAAGTCGTTTGAATAATAGCCAGTTATAAATTTTATAAATTTAAACTTTTCGCCATCAGGATAAATTTGCCCTTCAGGTAAAATAACTTCAATGTTGCAGCCTTTATCGTGAAAATATTTGGCGTAATGCTGGACTGTCCACTCGGCTCCTGAGTTGTGCGTTCCTGCCCATGCGTGTACAAAAAAAACTATATTCATACCTTTTTTCTATTGATTTCGTGAAAGGTATTGATTTTTAGATAAATAAAAAAAACCCCGACGCTTTTGTCGGGGTCTTAATCAACTAAACACCTATTTTACTTATACTGCGGAACCGTTAGCAAGAGCGGCAGCAAATCTACCGAATACCAAAGCCTTGGAGTTGTAAACTGCAAATGCAATTCTTTCCTCAACTCGTACAGTTACAAAGTTTTTGGTTACGTTGTCAGCATCCTGCTCAAAGAACTCAAGAGTTACGCCCTGACGAACGAACAATTGGGAACCAAGCGCCCAGTCACCAACGAAGAAATCGCCAGCAGTTACGGCATTGATGCTATAAACAGGAACGCCCATGATAAACATTTGTCCGCCAGTCATAGAAACGTAGCTAGGCAAGATGTAAGCGCCAGCAGTTTCCTTAACAGATACCAATTGCAAGTAATCGCTTGGGTTGATAAGGATTGCATTTGGTGCGTATTCGTCCTTAGTAGTTTGAACAACCGCAGCAGCAAGAACGTCAAATCTGTTGATTAGAGTACCAAATCTTACAGTTGTCCAAGCAGAGCCATCAGTTGCAACGCCATGAAGGTTTTGACCAACACCACTTCCGTAAAGAATTTGAGTATCTTCTACGTTCAACAATTTGCTCGGCGCACGGCTAGAAAGGTAAGCAATCAATCCAGTTGTATCGTCCAACATTTCTTTTGTCAATCGCATGAAAGTTGGGATTGTTCTAACAGAACGGTCAACCGCAGTCAAATCGAAATCAGACTGAGGCTTAGCCAAACCTTGTGCAGTTGGTGCAGCAGCGTTGTCGTAAGCGCTTTCACGTACAAAACGGATAAGGTTGCTAGAGGTTTGACCAACTGGCAACAATTGACGAACGTGAACTCGTCTATTTGGGTCAAACTTCAAATCAGGAACTCGGTCTGCTGGAATAACTTCTCCAGTGTAAGAGTTTCCAATTGTCATGTCCTCTTTCAAGTTAAGGTCCAACTTAACTTTGTTAGCGTTTCCGCTCTTGTAGTTGCCAAATGCGTCAGAAGAGAAAGCCTTCTCCAATTCGCTAGAGAAAGAATGTCCTTTAGCAGCGTTTGAGAAACTTGCCTGAGTTCTTGCATCTACACCATCAAGCTGAGCCTGAAGAGCATCAGCCTTTTCGTTTAATTTAGCGGTTTCGGCAGAAAGTGACTTTCTGAACTCCTCACCAGCTTCTTTCATTGACTTTACGTCTGAAATCAAAGCTTCGTTTGACTCCAATTTCGCAAGTACTGAATCCAATTGTGATTTAATTGCGTCCATTGTGTTTTAAATAAATTTTTTTAGTTTTTGGTAATATTCAAATTCCAAAGCCATTGCTATTGTCGGGTCCTCTTCGCTCTTGAATTGTGTTTCCACGGATTCTACGATTTGGACTGACTCCAATTCCTTTAGGTGATTTTCAATTTGTTTTAATCCAATTTCAAGCTGAATCATTGACTCGTCGCTAACGTCTCCGTTTCGTAAAATGTTGCAAAACTTAGCAAGCATCTCCTCGCTCTTTGGTTTATCCCAGCTTTTCATTGACTCAATTGGTGTATTTGGATTGGCTCCCCATGTAACAGTTGACCCCTCCCAAAGTTTAATCTCTTTAATTTCTCTGTAACCAGCCTTATTGTCCGCCTTGATAATTTCAAATCCTACGGAATGCTCATTAAATACGCCCTCAGAATAAAGCTTTATTACGTCCTTGCCGTAGCTGGTTTCTGTAATTTTAGAGGTAAATCGCAATCCTTTCGCATCCTCCATTAACTCAATAGGCTTTGCCAATGGCATCAATGGATTATGCTGCAATAGGTGCATGATTCGATTGCGTCCCATTGGACCATTCTCGGCAATACTTTTCTTGTAAGCACCCGAAACAATTACGTCCCCATCGGAATCAATGTTGTTAAAAGCTGAAAAGTAACCAGTAACGATTCCCTTTACATCGTCAACGTCTTCGATTATTCCTTGGCTTATATTCTTGTAAATCATGGTCTCTTTTTTTGTAAAAATAAAAGGGTTAAAAAAAAATGCAAACCTATAAAATTATTGATAAATAAAATGAAAGGCTTTTGCTTCGCTTTCCTCAAATAAGCTTGTATAATTTTTATAACCTCCCTCAATGTCACTCTCACTTGGTCGTTGAAAAGAAAGGAAAGGAGCGCAAATGTATGAATTGCCCTTAGGATGGACTATTGTCCTAAAATATTCGTCAATTGGTATATCCAAATCTAATTCTGCCATCTCCTTTGCAAATCTATAAGAATAAAGTATTCCATGGGTTGTCCAAGAGCCATAAGTCCGAACTAATCGCTTGCTTATTCTGTCTAGCCTCATGTCTTTTATATTGGCTCCAAGCATCAACATATCCCATTCAGTTGGCAAGTCATTGATGCAATTAATTAGGTCGCTATAATTGCCTCTGTATGTAGCGTCGTCCTCAAAAATTAAAACATTGCTTTCGCATTCTTGAAATATTTTTTTAAATGTTTGCCACAATCCAAGCCATCCCCATTCGTGTTTAATTGCGCTTACTCTTTCAAGGTTAAAATGCGGTGCTAATTCCTGCATGGATTCAACCCATTTGTCTTTGCGGTGGTCAAGGTTAATAACGTAAGCAATCATTTTCTCATTGGTAAGCCGTCAACGTCTCGCATTATTCTAAACACAACTTTGCATCGGCAATTACATATTTGGTCAGCGCCAGCGCCTTGCGTTCCATCCGCTGGTTGTCTCATTTCGTCACCGCCTACAATAAAGTTTTGCTCAAATGGAATCCAAGGTTTGTTAAGCATTGCAGCGTGGTCAGGTCTTGTTCTGTTGTCTGTCGCTGGAATCCATTTCTTTTCATACATAAAATCTGAGGTCGCTGCCGACTGCATTGCTGCGTTGTTGGTAGCTATTGCCATTTCTGTTCGTGCAATTAGCTTGGCTCTGTTTCTAAAAATTACGGTTACCGACTCTTGAATGTTTCTAGCAATTTCAAGCGTGCCAAGACCTTCATTTAATCCACCTAAAACAATGTTGCGGATTATCTTTTGGCTTGTTTCGTTGATTTGTATTAGGGTTTGCGGCAAGTTTCTGACTGCAAACAAACGCATAAAGTCTCTCCAGCCTGCTCGCAAAGCTTCTTTGGTTGCTTTAGTTGGTGGTTGGATTGCGTTATACATTGCCTCAGCGTATGCCGTTCCAGCTACAACAAAAAGGTTTTCCAATACGTCAGCTAATGGCGCTGGAGTTATTAAATCAAAGCGGTTAATATTTGCGTCCGCCTGTTTAATAGCATCCAAATACGGCTGCATTTGCTTTTTTAAAGCCGTATAAATTTGCTTCTCGTATCGAACCTCGTAACGTCTTTGCAATGCGTCCAATTGCTTTGCAAGCGCTAGGTCTTTTTTAGTTGGTTTGGGCATAGTCTCCCAAATTTTCTAGGTCGTCGACTGGTTGTGCAGAAAACTCCGACAAAGTCATTAAGCCTTGCGGAATAAATGGCTGCTCCATCAAAACATTCTCATACTCGCCGTAGTTCATTGCCGCACGTTTCTCGTTTGGAGTTAACCACCAAGCAGCAGACAATTGACCAACAAGCTTATCCATATCGTCTTGCATCTCAGGATATGCCATGTAATCAAAATCTAGGAATAGATTCTTATTGCCATAAGATGCCAAAAGCCAGTTGTTAAGCACGTCTCT